CGATCACCAAGTCAAACTTGCCGTGTGCTTCTTCACAGATGATGGGGAATCCATCGTGATTGATGATGTAGAAGTCAGCCTCAGTGTTCAGTAACTTGCGGCGCTTCTCAGATGTTCCATGAAGCACAACAAATTTACGGTGCACAAACCCTGTAAAGATAGCGTCAGCCCATACACGTTCAAGCGTAGATAGTGGAGAGATGATGAGCACCTTCTTAATCTGCTTGGTCTGTATCAAATAGTCAGCCGCCCACAATGCAGATTGTGTCTTGCCAGTACCGATCTCGTTGAGTACCAACCCACAATGGTTAAGCGTAAGGAACGCCGCCGTCTGTCGTTGGTGCTCGTATGGTTTGTGTTGACCACACCATTTGTAATAGTGCAGTATGGGCGATGGTGCTTTGATGCCAAGGTTACGCAGAACCCTGACCTCATCCAGTCCATGCGGTGCTACCACAAGGGGCACACCACGTACCGTGTAGGGCTTGGCAGTTGGGATACTGTCGAGAACCCTATTCGGATTGTTTAATTTCATAGCAAGTGTCCTTGCTTGTTCCACCACTACCATGTCATCACCTGTAAAGTTTTTCTTCTAATGCTTGCTCAAGAGAGTGGAGGGAGTCAGCGTCATACACTAAGAACCACCATCCACCTGCTCGTTGTATTTCTTCACCACACTTGACCTGCAATACCGTTGGCTTCTTGGTCTTGTCAGCTTTGACCTCAATGCCTATGAACTTGCCCTTTGCAATCGCAATGATGTCGGGGATACCTGCTTTACCAAAGCCATTACTGGCGGGGAAGAAGTACCACACATCGTGCTTCTTAAGTAACTCAACAACCTTACGTTTTATCTTGCCTTCGGGGGTCAGTGAACTCATATATTACTCCTCTTTACATGAATGTCAAGTAGGGTTAAACCCTAGCATAGTCACAGTTGTGTCGGGCAGGGCAATAGCGGCACAAGCCACTCGGTTTGGCAGGCCAGTTGTCATGTTCCAATGAGTCGTTGATGCGTTGGATACGCTTCATAACCTCAGCCCATATCGTGTTGACACCACTGCGATAGTACACCTCGGTGTCCATAGCCATGTCCTTCAGCCACACTAGGGAAGTCTTGACCCTTGTCACCTCAGGATAGTGCTTGAATACTTGGGCGGCGAACAGTTGCATTTGGAATTGGTCAGCGTTTCTCTTACCTGTTTTCCAGTCCATCACTACGGCAATCTCGCCAGTGATTACAAGGATGTCAAGTTTAGATCGTAGCCAAGCGTCAGGCTCCCACCAAGTTGTTGGTGTAAGGTTGTCGGTTAGGACTAGCTCTTTCTCTATGCACAGTTCGCCACCTTGAGCGATGCGTTCGACTGAGGAACAAAGGGATTCGTAATGGGCTACCTCTTGCGGTAAGAGGGTGTTCTCTTTGAGTCGTGTCTCAAGGAAAGCATGAACTCGTTCACCGTACTTACTGGCTTCACCCCCTTCGTCTATCACATCCTTGACAATACGTTGTCGGAAGTAACGCAATGGGCAGTTCTCGTACAGTTTGATGGACGAGTAAGAGTGGCTAAGGCGCATAGGTCATAGCCCCGAGGGGTGTCCTCAGGGTTCTCTGTTTAATTGGAAGTTTCAGTATAGCCTACTCTGACATGCGTTGCAACACATCGAACTTTGCCAGTTCTAAGGCGGCAATTAACGACATGGTATCAGTCAGATTTGTGGAGTAGCGGTGGTAGTTGTCACCAATTTTCACAAGCACCATGAGATTGGATGCGTCCTCGTTCTCCTGCACTGTGTTGCTGATTGCCTCAAGTAGAGCGAGGGCTTCGGTGTTACGTGGTGTGCGTTTGATTTCAGCGATAGTCATATGTTCTTTTCCTTCAATCTTTTTTCCGTTGCTCTCACCACATCAACCCAATAGTAAAGGTCGGGCAGGTTAAATTTAAGTTCGTTGATGTCTTGTTCAGACAAACCAACCCATTCAAGTGTCAGTGGGCTTTGCTTTCCGCAGTTTGGGCACGTGCACCACTGGGCTGTTTTTGCAGGGTTGCCAAACCATGTAGTCGGTTTAACCGTTATTGGCTTACTCGTTTTAGTCATGTGTTGCGCTCCTTGTGTGTCATTAGGTTTCTCCATAATTGTTTGCAGTACCCGCTTCACATGCAACTGGCAACGTGCTTGCCCAGCTTGGAGGGGTAGACATGATCTCGACAATAAGTTTCTCTGCGTGTTGCGCTTGTTCTTCAGGGGCAGTGATGATGATCTCATCGTGGACTTGGAAAGCCACGTGGTAGTGGCGACCAATGGCAGTCATCTGTTCAGACACAACGATACGAGCAAGTGCTTGAATCAGATTCTCTGTGACCTTGCCACCGTAGATACGAGTCCAACTTATATCATCCGTTGTACCAGTAGTCACGCGATCTTTAACTGCCTTGCGGTAGGTACGTGCATCAGCGATGTATTCAAACCCGCTGTTGGTTTGGCGTAGTGCAGGGTATTTAATTTGCAACTTGTTGGGGAGTGTGATGCCTGTGTTGTCGTAGCTAACCAGAGGATGTATGTTGCCACTATCACCTTGGGTCATACCAGTCAGTGCGTGTCCACACCTCTGCCATAGTGCCACAATCTTGTGGTTCTTCTGTCGATAGAGTCGGACAATACGATCAGCTTCGTTAAGGTCGATCACTACGTTCACACCACCTTGCCCTATCTCAAGGGTACGTCGGAACTTCTCTGCGCCCATGCCGTAGCCAAGACCAAGGATACAGGTCTTACCTACGAATCGTTCTATCTTGTCCCCCTTGGTAATCTTGCGCCCATACACATCGGATGCGAACTCACTATATACATCCCGCCCCTCAGCAAACGCTTGGACTAACTCATCCTGTCCTGCAATCCACGCAACCATGCGGGCCTCAATCTGTGACGAATCACAAGCCACAAGAACTTGTCCTTTGGGTGCTCGTAGTGCCCGCCTGATCTTGTTGTTCCCACGTGCAGGTAGGTTCTGCAAGTTCAGCTTATCGCCACCGCTAAATCGCCCTGTGTGTGCACCATAATAGTTGAGCATGATGGGCAAGCATCCACGTTGAGCGACACCCAGTAGGGCTTCGGTTCGGGTTTCTTCGATGGTTGATTTGACCCCTAAGCGAGCGGCTACTGCGTTCTGCACACGCTCATCAGGATGTTCCAGTAAGTCGGTGAACGCTTTGTCCGTCTTACTAAATGCCCACGCCTGTTTGCCTGTACGTGCGCTGACCTTACTCGGGGGTTCGATGCCAAGGTTAATAAGATACTTGGAGAATATCTCGTTACTCATTAGTGTCTTGGTCAACACTTCCTTGGTAACACCAGTCAACCCCATGTCTGAGATCAGTCCATCCTTTCGGGCAATTACTTCCTCAAGATGTTCACGCAAGAGAAGCACATCCAACTCGATGGTCGGCTCGGTGTACATGCGTAGCGTTTGGTCGATGACCAGCAACTCGCTGACAGGAAAACCTTTCTTCATCTTGTTGAACAAAGCATAGGTCAACTCCACATCGTTCTTGCAGTACTCTCCGTATCGTGCAAGTTCTTCGGGTGTGAAGTCTGCCTTGCGTTTACCCAATGCTTGGACAACCTCATCACCCTTCTTGCCTAGTCCATAGTAGGTAGTGAGTGCGGCAAGGCTTCCCCCTACTGTGAGATTGTGCAAGGGTCTTGCTATGCTGAGTGTGTCAAGCCATAGCCTAGGCTTGATGCCAAAGTGCCACGATAGGATTGCCCCATCGAAAGCAGTATGGTGACAGAGGATTGCCTTGTTGCGGTAGTCAAGACTGTTGAGGAATTTCCCCACGTTGTCTCCGCTATACCAGTCTGTGGGGTAGTCGTTTACCTTCACGCCTACACCGATGACCTCAAAGTCAGGGCTACGTACGTATGCTTCCGTGGTCATCTTAGACAGGGAGTACTCCTTGTCGTAGTAGGTTTCAAAGTCAATCGTTACTATGTCCATGTCACCCTCAATTATTTTTTATAAACACAAACATAAATGCAATTAGTGCTAGGGCTAGTAGAAGTCCTATACCTACAAGTATGCCCCCATAAAACGATAGGCTACACACCATTCATCACCTCAACAAGTTTGTCGATGTAATGCCGTGCCTTCTTGATGTCGTCAATGCCACCCTTAACATCGCATCGTGCAAGATATTTGATAGCGTTACCCCGCAAGAATCCTGCGAACTGTTCGGGTGTCATCCATGATTCCATTGCCTTCCAAGGTTGCACACCCATGTTCTTATAGTGGTCACCGCCTATCTGCAAAGCATCTACCTTGTCGCTTGGTACGAACTGTGTTACCGCATCAGTAATCTGTGGGTTGACTACCTCACCTAGCATAGAACCACTGAGCACACGCTTACGTATGCCGTACACCTGCGGCATGTGCATAGTGAACTTAGCACCAACATCTTTCGGTACTGCATTGGGGTGCTTCAAAAAATACTCTGCTACTTTCGCTGATTTACTTTTCTTCATCGTCTTTCTCCTTGGGTTTGATGACACGTGTTACTGTTTCTAACGTAGTAAAGCGATGCTCGTTGGCACATTCATACCTACGATACACCGTATTGGCGGGGCGAGATCGGGTTTCTTTAACAGACACCCATGTGTTGCACTCAGGGCACTTCACTTTTTGCTTTCTCTTGTTCTATGGATTTGTATATCGCACCGTACTCATCTTCGTCATCACCGAACACACCGAACTTACGGCGTAGTTGTACGCTTAGTTCAGCACATACACCGTCAGCCGCTTGTAGCGTTGTCTCTTTATTGATAGCGATGTGGTAGTACGTCCTACCCTGTACGCTCTGAGCGAAACCGTATAACAACTCTGTTGGGTGTTGGTTATTTTTAATTGAATCGAACAACAAGTCAATCCATTTTTCGTTAGACCAGTCGGGTTGAACCCAGTCGTATCTAGTCTTAGTGCGTGTGCGTTCTGCTATAACATCTTGACAGATAGAATCTAGTACACCTAGCTTGGCACGTACCTTCAACCCCCGCTTGAACACACGCAAGGCTCGTAACCACTCGGTACGTTTAGCAGGAACAACTTGTGCATCAGTGGTTGGCTTGGCGTTCATACACTCACCAGTATCGAGATTGAATTTGATGCCGTTGAATACTTCGATACCTTCAGCTTTCATAGCCTCTCGCCATTGTTCCCATCGGTGAGCACCATAAGAACCCGCTATCTTCTTGGTATGTATTACACGATGGCGACCAGTGGCTACCCTCTCCCATCCAATAGGTATTGCTCGGGCTAGTGCTTGGCTTAGTGTGATGGAATAGTTCTTTGCTTGAGCACTCGTCATGGTAAACGTCAACGTGTTGTCAGGTGCAAAGACACAGATAGTCTTGTTGTCCATGCGCAGTTCAAAGTTCTCGTCTACTTTATGTAGGCGACACCATCCTTTGACTGGCTTACCCTTGTCAGGGAAACGGCATGTACCATACAGGCGCTTAGCCTGATCGTATGTTTGTATTGCGGCTTGATGATAGTAGGTCATCGGATTACCTCCACGTTGTGATGTTTAAGGGCTTCTTCGAGGGCTTCTCGAATTGATTGGCGTATGATTTTCTTCATGCGCTTTACTTGATACTCATGGTATGCCTTGGTGTATTTGTACAGACTGAGGTTGGTATACATACCCTCCTCACGTTGCTTGGAGTAGTCTGCACCCGCTTCCATAGCGAGGCGTACCATTAGCTTTGTTGATATACGTGACTGCATATTAGCGTGTGAGTTTGTGGGCTACTACAGTAGCAGTCAGAGTACCAAGGTCAACATTAACTACGACCTCTTTCTTCTCACGCTCTACTACTTGGCGATGCCTATCTTTGTAGTCCTCGGGTATCAAGTCCCACAGTGGAGGCCACATCTTCAATGCAGGGGATAGTGTTGCGTGTGCAGTGATAACTTCCTTGACTGCATTGACAAAGTTTGTTTTCTTCTGCACTACTGCTTTGATATTGTTGCGGTAGTCCTCAATCTCTTGGGCTATCTCATCCCACTCGTCACCAACTAACTCGTAGCCGTGATAGTCTCTACCCCTAGCAGGTACATCTTTGGGTAGGGTGTTGGGAACAGGGCGTGTGCTAGTTAGCTTGCACTCCAATCCACCAACATCTTTGCCGTTGATTTTTGATACCTTCATGTTAGAAGTCTCGCTGAAGAAGCACATCGGTAGTGCGTTCATAGCAGGGATGTATTTACGATGGATGATTTCATAGATGCGATCACCCCACGTTGCATTGATGCTATCCCTTGCCGCATTTATCTGTTTGTTAAACATGTTCTCTGCGTTCTTTACGATTGCATCCTGTAAGTCTTTACTAAATCTAACTGTAGCCATGTCACTCTCCTTTTGTTAGTTGATACACCATCTCATTGGCTTCCGCCAACTTGTTTTCAATGTCGTACATAACGACAAACTCTTGGTCAGGGTAAAGTTCCCTGATAGTGTCTGCTAAGGTTTGCAGACTCCGAACGACTCTCATTTTTAACTCGTACTCTAATACCATCTTCATGCCTTTCTATTTCTACGTTGCCATCGGCAACATCATGTACCAAAGCAGAGAGTAAAACCCCTGCACGAATATGATTCCGTATCTCAGAGCGTAGGTACGAGATGTAAACACCCATACCTACGAACAAACACACGGCAAATAACTCGCCGTATGTAATCACATCAGTACCACTTCTCCGAAAGGTGCAGTGCCCTCATCGGTAGATACCCACAACACAGGACAGTTGGGTTCGTTACCGAAGTCATCACAACACAGGTCAGTCAGGAACACTATTGCGATAGGTTCGATGCCGTGTTCCTCGATGTACTCAAACACAGGGCTGAACGCAGTACCTCCACCGCCGTGTGGCTTGATGTCTAACTCATCATCTACACCATACGATTCGTAGTGGCTCACCTCGCTATCAAAGTACACCACATGGATACGTGTTGGGAACATATCCTCCTTGACTGTACGAATCTCAGCACCGAACTGATTGATAATGTCTTGAGTGATTGAACCTGAGCAGTCCACTGCAAACAACACCTCACCCATCGTCTCACCACTGGTGCTTGGCAGATATAAACCTTGTGCTATAAAGCGGCGGTTAGGTCTAGCCCATGAGCGGGTATCGTCTTTGCACTTGACAAAGAAGCGTTGCATCACATCACGCCAGTCAACCTTAGGTCTGAGTACCTCGTCAACCAGTCGTTCCATACCTGCACTCAACTTGCCCATCATCTTTGCGGCTTGTGCCGCTTGTGCTACCTTGACTTTCCACTCGGCTTGCTCTTGTGCTTGCTCGGCTTGTGAACCCTCAGCATCTTCACAGTTGTCGAGAGGGTCACCATCTCCGCCGTACCCACCACCTCCACCACCCTCGTCATCTTCAAGGATGTTGTAGATACCATCGGATGTTCCGTTGCCTGCTTTGTGAATATCATCACTAAGCAAACCCTTAGGGGGCATCTTGCCAATGTTATCGTCTACCAACAACTTGTTGATTACGTAGTCAGCCGCCTTGTTCCAACGGCGATGTTGTCTCTCTTGTCTGCGGTAGTTGTGCTCAAGCATCGGATGTAAACACTCATGTGCTACAAGGAACTTCAACTCCTCATCTGTCAACTCGTTACAGAAGTCAGGGTTAAACCGCACACGCTTGCCATTCGTTGAGGCAGTTGGTATCTCACGGCTCAGTACGAACGGCATGTTGAGTGCCACAGTACCAATGAACGGATGCTCAAGTATGAGTGAGGTCTTTGCTTTCGCAAGACGTATCTTCAGCTTGGCTTCTTCTTGTGGGGTGATTGGTATCACCTCCTCTTTAGGCATTACGCTAGTCATCATTTACCTCCCATGAAAACGGACATCTTGTCCATGATTGCTTTTGCTTCTGCCGCTGTATCACGGCGAAGATCGGGGTCGTTACGTAGAGCATCAGGATGCTTGAGTAACGTAGTTTCAACTTCTTGTCGAAGTGTTTCTAGGTTGGGGTCATCCATGAAATTCAAGCGAGACAGTAAGTCACACTGTTCACGGATGTTCTCAACCATGCTATCTCTGAAGATAGACTTGGGGTCGGCTAGTTTCTCAGCCATGTGCTTGACCTTATCGTAGATGCGTTGCCACACCTCGATCATTGCCTTGCTCTGTGCATCAGCAACCCTACGCTCAACGTCTTGTTGGATGCGAGACAGTTCCTCTGAAGCTATCGACACACGGAAGTCACTGCTTGGTACAGGGAATATCGCTACGTCAAGATTGAACTTGTTGCCTATGTCATCAGGACTCGGGTAGTCATTGGCATCGTACAGACCGATGAGTAAACGCTTGGCATCTAGTACCAGTTGGGGATACTCATTACGGAAGTCAGACACAAGGCTAAACCACTCGTTCTTTTCCTTGCGGAACTCAGTCATAAAGTTGAGGTAGTTGGATGTGGGTAGCATCATCGTGCCATCCAAACCCCACGGCAACGTGTTGTCATAGAACTTGGTACGGATGTGTGTTGACTTCTTGTGTACACGATCAAGTAGATCGTTCATTGGAAGCAAGACCTTGTTGTACCGACCTACATCTATGGTTGTCCCATGCGATGATGCTACGTCACGTGTTACCCGCTTGTCGAACTTACGAGCAGTCCACTGTGATATGGATAGTTGCACTAGCAACGCTCTATCATTTAGATTCATACTGTCACTCCTAGTTGGTTGAAGATGAGGGGACTAGCCCCTCGGTTGGTTAGAACAATACTTCTTGATGTTGTATCGACCACTTGGTAAACGCTTGAGTGTTGGCTAACTCAGGCTTCTTACGTGCCGCATAACTGACTGTTAGCACACTGAACTCAGCAGGCATACGTTCGGCATAGGTACAGACACGTTCAAAGTTGTTCTCAGTAGCACGTTCAGCAATAGCACCGCTGAGTGCATACAACGTAGCAGGGTCAGTTGGTACTGCCGCAGTTGTTGGGTTGAGAAGAATGTTGTCAGGGTTCGGTAACTTACGGAAGATTTTGATAAAGCCTACGAACTCAGCGGCACACCCCTCACCGACTGCACCTTTGAACGACTCGTACTCTGCCTCAGCAGGGACAGTACCAAGCACATCAGATACACCCTCTACCCAAGAGCGAGGTGTAGCGTTCTGGTCACGCTGTGGGTCATAGTCATGCAACAAGTTGGGACGAAAGCGAATGAACGAGATCAACTCAGGCTTGACGTTGTTCTGTAGTGCCCATGCAGTCCAGTCATCAAGGTGTGTATCGAGGTCGTAGACTGTCTCACGGTTACGCAAGTGACCAAGCACTCGGTTAGCACCTGCCCTGTCAGACTGGCGGTTACCTGTTGAGATCACCTGCCATCCATCAGGCATCGATGTACCGTGGAGGGTACGTGCTTGGCAGATGTTGGCTAAGACTTTCTGTAGGTCACTGCTTGCTTGATTGCGGTCATCGAACAACAAGATGCCACGCTCAGGTGCTTTGCCCTTGACAGGAAACCAGTCAGGCAACTTATAGTTCAACTTGTCCTCTCCGTTGGGGAACAGGATACCGAAGTCCTCCACAAGCATGGTTGGCATGTGACGTTCGATGCAAGGAACTCCGAGTTCCTCAGCAACTTGTTGCACGATGGTTGTCTTACCACCGCCGGGACTACCCTCGATACAGATAGTGCGTTGGATGGGGAATAGAGACTTGATTGTCTCCTTGAGTAGGGTGGCTCGCATTAGTGGACTCCTCTGTAAAGTCTATGGTCAGGGCCGTAGGACACTGCTTGTCCCTCGGTTCGGGTTTTCTTGGCATCAGGCTTTGATGCAAAGTACATTGGATTACCGTTGTCATCCTTGACAATGGCTCCGCTCTTTCTGTGTTTCAACACAAACAGACGTTTCATAGCAACTCCTTAGTTACGATTGAGAGGGATAAACAAACACTCGTATGGATGACGTACCCCTTTAGCGTCAACATACGTTTCACCGCATCCAACAAGCCACTCAACTACGAGTAGCGTGGTGAACGCTGAGAACAGGAACATGAGCAGGACTGTGCCTATCCCACGTAAGACTCGTTTGAACAACGTGTCATTGATGGACATACCCATTGGCTTGATGGGTTTGAATCTAAACTTGCTTCTGAACATTATTCTGTCCTCTTAGGGTTGAGTTGTTTGAGCAGGGATACATCGGTGAACAGCATATAGTTGCTCTTGTTCATAGGTGCTACTGTAAACTTACGTTCTTTAGCGATCTTCTCCCCACAAGCCATGCAAGTGGGTCTTGCCATAGCCCTCCGTTGAGGCTCTACCCTTACGGCATAGCAGGAGACACAGATAGGTAAGTGATAGTCCTCACTCATACTGTACCCCCCGAGGTTTACGCCAGTTGATACGGCGATAGCTGATGTAGTCATCCCCTACCCTGCAATACTCTACAGAGTGAGGGAGGAATACAGGTAAACGAAAGATGAGGCGATGAAGCCACGAATCTACTCTGACAACCATAAGAACCTCCGTGTATAGTTAGTCGTATCTAAGCCCTGTTGCAGGGTCAATCAACCCCGCAATCTCGTACTTAGCAAACTCGTTGGAAACGAGTGCTAATGCACTCGTATATTCAAGGTCTGTAATCAGACCATCGACCCATAACTGGGTCTTTTCCCTGATGCCGTCATGTACGGCTTCAAGGTGCTGTTGATTTATCTTCACAACTACCTCCACAAAAATAGGGTATGAGTTGTGAACCCATACCCCTTGCTTCACAAATTGACAATGACGAGTTTACGCATGTCACCGAACCGAATCATCACTCCGCTGTAGCCGTCTTGCTTCAGCGTTGATGACTCACCCTTACCAACATAACTGCCAGCATAACCTGACAATCCCTGTACTACAAAATCTTTGCCACTACGCCAAGCGTCTACTGCTTCAGTCTTGGTCTTGTAGTCACGACCATAAGCAGGGGTTACATGAAGATGTTTCATAAATACTCCGCATCAAACGAGGAGTGAAGCGGCACTCCTCAAACCGTAGAAACAAGTGGCTGATTAAGCCAACTTTGTAATGATGACCTTGCTAGGTGCTTTACGCTCAGGTAACAGAGCAACGTAAGGCTTACCGAAACGATCACACATAAGTATCGGTGTATCACCGCTAACCTCAGGCTTGAAAACCCTAGGTGTCAACTTGTTCTTCTTCGCAACTTCCAAGATAGTTGTGTAAAGTTCTTGTGCATTGTCAGCATTGAAGCGACCCTCTGCATCAGGTTTTACAACGACTTCACCTTTGGTGTTGGAGAAGATGGAAACATTACCCTTAAAAATCATTGCCATGATTGGCTCCTTGTAAAGTAGGTTACTGAAAGTGCGGTAAGCAAAACGCCGACCGCTGAGGGCAGACTACCGCCGACCCGAAAAAACGTCAAGTGCGGCCTCGTTCTCTAAGAGAATACGAGTGTAAAGTATTGTTTAAGGTTGTAAACAATCTAAAAGATGTTGCTAACACAGGTGAACAATCTGTGTCAAGTTAGGGTGTAATAGATTGTTTGAAACAGGTTGAAACCCGCATGAATACTGGTGTTGTGGGGTGTGTCAAGTTAAACAATCTAAATAATCTGTGGTTTTAGAAATGAAGTTGCACACCGCAAAAATAAAATTTCTAGACAGAACACTCGCTGAGGAAAGGGTATATAAAAAGTGTAGATTATACAGATTATATAGATTGTCTCTCTATGGATATTAATTGTAAGTGGTTGATTTCATTGGTGTTTCTAACTGTACAGTGTAAGGTTATACCATCTAAAAATGGGCTAATTGCGTCAAGTTATTTACAGATTGTTGTGGATTCACAGATTATTGTAAGGTTTCAACAGGTTATAGCCACGAAATTACAGGGAAAGTGTTCACATTGCGTGTAAATCAGGCTTTAAAGCGAGCCGCGACCCCCCGACGTATGGTTATATATAAGATATATAAGAGGAATGATCCCCCTTGGTCGTGCTGTGTGGTGTGTGTAAGGTTTTTTAGGACAAAAAAAGACCCGCTTTCGCGGGCCAGTGGTTAGAACAGTGCCATTGCAAGCCATAGCAACACGTAAAGTAGTGGTGCAAACAGTACAGCGGCCAGTAGTGGGTGCTTCTCACAGAATTTTTCCATCATATTCTCCATAAAGAGAGCCACTTTCGTGGCTCTCGGGGTTAAATCATCTTCAACTTCACCATCTCAGGCGGTATGCCATCGTCGATCAGTTCTTGTTGGAACCTTACAGCGGCGGCGTCTCGCTTGAAGCATTGAAAGAAGATACTATCTCCAGCTTGCCAGCGAACTTGAAACCGGTTGGGTTCTTGTTTACGGGGTTTGCGTGGGTCTTTATAAGGAACAATGGTTACCTTCATAGTTTTCACTCCAGTATGGTTAAAAAAGAACCCGGGCACTGTCACTGCCCGGGGTAAAGGCTCTTAAGCCAACTTGGTCACTTTAGGACGGTTGGGCTGGTTGCCGTCTCGCTTTGGTAACACCGCAATGTACGGGTTGCCGTAACGATTTGCCAACAAGACCGCTTCCGTTCCGCCTTCAGTTAAGAACAGCGAGTACTTGTTAATACTTGCTTTGTTCTTTTTGCCCAACTCCAACATCTTTTGATGCAGAGCCGTTGCCTGAGTGCTGTCCCATGCGCCTTCGGGGTCTCGCTTGATAGCGATCTCACCCTTAGAGTTAAGGACAACGGAAACCTTCCCTTCAAAAGTTCTATTTGACATAGAATCCTCCAGTATGACCAATTGTTAAAGAGCAGGTGAGTAGGTCAGTTCACCTACTCTGTCAGCGATGCGATCACCGCCGACAAATTCAGACTCTCACAACTAGACAAAAGCGTCAAGTATGCTGTTTTCCCTAGGGGATAATGACCACAATGCTTGAAGGGTTATTCGCTAGGCTCGGCGCTTGTCGAAGCGGGAGGGGGGCACATGGACACGCGAGCGGACGCCCCGCCCCAGTTGTAGTAAACCTCTTAAAGCAAGACCCAAAAAAAGGAACGTGTAAAGTTAGCTAAAATTTTTGGCTACCCCTTGACACTCCCGTCACTCTCCGTGATATATTGCGCTCATGGATAACCTACCACTTCACCACACAAAATGGTCAGACAGGCTGGCGTTCGATATTGCCCTAACTTTGGAAGGTAGCGGAGAGACGCTGCAAGAAGTTATAGGGCGGCATCAGATTTCGTCTACCGATGTACTGTCGTTTAATGCCGACCCCATCTTCCTCAAGAAGGTGGATGCCTACCGTGAGGAAATCCGCAGTAAAGGGATGACGTTCAAGCTCAAGGCGCGTGCGCAAGCTGAAGAACTCCTCACCACATCTTGGATGTTGATTCACGACTCCGCAGTTTCACCCGCAGTCAAGGCCGACCTGATTAAGTCCACTGTTAAGTGGGCAGGCTTGGAGCCAAAGGGTGAAGTTACCAACGAAGGCAATGGCGGCGGAGTTCGTATCAATATAAACTTGGGCGGCCAACAGCACGCAGTACAAATTATTGACAACCAATCTGAGGTAGTGGATGCAACTCCCATCGAACATTGAAGAACTCTTTACCCAAACCTATGACGGCTTTAAAGCCGTCAAACTAAGAAGCGCCTCCGAAGCTATTATGCTCGAGAACGCGCTTGGTCGCGCCAGCGTTTCGTTTCAGACCAAGATTACCCGCAGTAAAAAGCGGGGGCGTGAGTTTGTTGTCCTATTGGTAGGAGCGCCTAATGGCACTTGATATTGACTATACACCGCCGCCAACTGGCGAGAAGTTCATGGAGTCAGACCGCAAGATGCGGGTGTTGATGGGGCCGGTCGGTTCCGGCAAGTCCGTAACTTGTTCGTTTGAGATTGTGCGGCGAGCGTCGATGCAAGAACCCAATGCCCAAGGCATACGCAAAACACGGGCGGCGATTGTGCGTGAGACTGCACGCCAGTTGCAGGACACGACGATTAAGACGTTCCTCGATTGGTTTCCACCGGGGGTGTGTGGTGACTACATGCGCACCACCAAGACTTACTTCTTCAAAGTGGGTGACATCGAGTGCGAGATTATGTTCCGAGCACTGGACGATGCAGACGACGTTGCCAACTTAAACTCGTTGGAGTTGTCCTTCGCTTGGTTCAACGAGTGTCGAGACATTCACCCCGACATCATGGACGCGATGTCCAAACGTATCGGACGATTCCCCTCGGCCAAAGACGGCGGCCCGACGTGGCATGGAATGTGGGGCGACACCAACCCACCGACTATGGATACGTGGTGGTACTACCAGATGGAGGGGCTGGACGTTAAGGACGGCGTATCTCCTAACAACAACGGGTGGGATGTTTTCAAGCAGCCGTCCGGACGCAGTGTGTATGCAGAGAATGTCGAGAACCTGCCCGAGGGTTACTACGATACCCAAGGTCGCAGCGAAGAATACATCCGCGTATACATCGACGGGGAGTATGGACTGTCAAGTGCGGGTATGCCGGTGTACAAATACTTCAGGCCGGACTACCACATGGCTAAGCAAAAGCTCCGCCCCATCAGTAATGGAGTTCGCCCCATCGTCGTAGGCATGGACTTAGGGCTTACCCCCGCAGCCATCCTTGGGCAGCAAGACCCTCGGGGTCGTGCCCTGATACTTGCCGAATGTGTATCGTTTGATATGGGCATCCAGCGTTTCGTGCGTACCATGCTCAAACCACTGATCTACGAACGGTTCGGTGGTGCACCCATTATGATCGTCACCGACCCGGCGGGCATACAGCGGGCGCAGACCGATGAACGCTCGGCGGTGGACATCATCAAAGCAGAAGGACTAAGGGTTATCCCTGCTAAGACCAACAATATCTCGGCACGGATCAATGCGGTTGATGACTTCCTCATGCGTCAGGTGGACGGCGACCCAGCGTTTCTCGTAGACCCGGGGTGCACACAGCTTAAAGCCGCCATGATGGGCGGGTATCGCTACAAGCCCAAAGGCGACGGAGATATTGACAAGAACAAACATTCGCACGTGGCCGAAGCGCTACAGTATCTGATGCTGCATATCACCAGTGTTGGTGAAGGCACATCTTTACCTAGACGTAGAGAAGTCAAACAAGTTGCTTCCGCCGGATGGACATGATATGATTTCCTCACTGCTCACGCAGTTGTCACCCTCCGTTCAGTTGGAGTTACCCCCGTGGGCGAAAGTTCCGGGGGATTTTTTTGTTGACAACAAGTTTGTGTATTGGTATACACTAGCGATAAGAGCAACTTAGGAGGCGGCCTTGGCTACACAAGTTGGTAAAAGTTCCATCATTACCTCAACGAATCCCAAAATGGCTTCGCCGGGGATGGTGTCACCCAAAGGTTACCGCGATGGTGGTATTGTAGAGGCTGCAACTTTTGACCCAGAAGGTAGTGACTACGACTACACTACAGCACGTAAGAGTGGTATGGGCGCAACTGGTACAGGCGAGAACAAAGGACATTGGGGTTCTGTTTCTCCGGCAAGTGCCGAAGCAAAGAAACAATACAAACTACCCAATGATTCGTATATGGTCTTAAAAGGGCGTGCTCATCCCACGTGGGACAAAGCAGATGCCGCAGAAAAAGCACGCGGCTCAGAAATTAAAAAGTTTGGTGATAGATACTATTCTGTACCAAGGGGTAACTAAATGGCTGGTCTGTCATTCCTTCGCGTTGTAAGTAATTCTGACCTCTCTCGTCAACAAGAGAAAGAGGATTCGGATAAAGCTTTGGCGGAACGCCAGAGTCAGCCATTAATCCTTGGCCTTTCAGCTTATCTACGCGAGTGCTGGGATGCTGCGCAACAAGCGAAGAAACCTATTGAGCAGAAGATGCTTAAGGCGTTACGCCAGCGCAACGGTGAGTACGAAGACGATAAAGCTCGTGACATCAAAGCACAGGGCGGTTCTGATATATACATGATGATTACTGAAGTAAAGTGTCGTGCAGCCGAGTCTTGGCTGCGAGACATTTTGCTTGATAGCGGTACACCTCCGTGGGATATTCATGCGACTCCAATCCCTGATATGTCTCCGCAGCAGTCAAAGGCTATCCAAGAAATTTTTGCGTACAAGGTTTTAAAACTTGTCGAGGAAACTGGGCAAGCGCCTAACCCTGCTGCAATGAGCGAGATCAAAGAGATGGTCGCACAAGACTATCGCTTTAATATTTTGCAAGAAGCACAGAACCGTGCTGACAAAATGAAGATCAAGATCAGCGATCAGTTTGCTCAAGGCGGCTGGGCTGAAGCCTTCAACGATTTTGTTACCGACCTAGTAACCTACCCTTCGGCGTTCATCAAAGGGCCAGTTGTCCGTAGGCAACGTGCACTTGGATGGGAGACTGATCCTCTTACAGGTAAGACTGTTGCTAAGCCAATCGAACGAATTGCGCCAGAACACGAACGAGTTGATCCGTTCCGTATTTACCCTGAGCCGGGCATCACCAACATTAAGGACGGTTACCTGTTCGAGCATCATCGCTTGAGCCGGATGGAACTTGCCGACTTGATCGGTGTCCCCGGCTACGACGATGATGCTATTCGCAAAGTCCTTGATATTGGCAATGGTCAGTCTTGGATTAACATGGATGTGGAACTCCTCAAGCAAGAGCAAGAGCGTAAGTTCTATTCGCACATGCGCCCGACCGAGATGTTCGATACCCTAGAGTTCTGGGGCAAAGTATCCGGCAAGATGCTGATTGAGTGGGGTCTTACTGAGGACGATGTTCCTGATTCTGCTCGTGAGTATGACGCCAACATCTGGCAAGTAGGCAACTACACCATCAAGGCCGTACTGAACTACGACCCCCTCGGTGAGAAGCCGTACGCTAAAACCTCGTTTATCAAGTGCCCCGGTTCATTCTGGGGTAAGGCTATTCCCGAAGTCATTGAGGACGTGCAGAACGTCTGTAATGCTTCAGCACGAGCCTTGGTCAACAACATGGGTATTGCTTCCGGCCCACAGGTCGAAGTTAACCTTGAGCGGTTGCCGCCCAACGAGGACATCACACAGATTCACCCTTGGAAAATCTGGCAGACGCTCAACGATCCTATTGGCTCGAGTGCCCCTGCCGTGCGGTTTACGCAACCTGAAGACAATGCAAATACTCTCATGGCTGTGTACGAGAGATTCAGCAAGTTGGCTGACGAGCACTCCGGTATTCCGGCGTACATGTATGGCGACTTGAATGTACAAGGCGCTGGCCGTACTTCTTCTGGCTTGTCCATGTTGATGGGCGCATCCGGTAAGGGTATTCGCCAAGTCGTGATGCACATTGACAGCGATGTGATTAAACCCATCGTGCAACGCCAGTTTGTTTACAACATGCGTTATGACGAGGATGAGTCCATCAAGGGCGACGCACAAGTTATAGCCAGAGGCGCAGTTAACTTGGCGGTCAAAGAGACCGTTAACGTGCGCCGTATCGAGTTCCTTAATGCAACCGCCAATCAGATCGACATGGAAATTGTCGGTAAGGATGGTAGGGCAGCGATCCTTCGTGAGATCGCTAAAGGGTTGCAAATGCCTGTGGATGACATCGTTCCATCTCGGGAGAAATCTGCGTTCCTTGGTAGGGCGCAGGCTCAGATTGCTGCACAGCAATCGCAACAAGAGCCTACACCTACTCAACCGGACGGTTCTCCCAAAGGTGGTATGGATGGCAACGTAGTCAGTAATCGTGTAAGTGGGAGGGCGGCATGATCCGTCCTGACGACAAGGCAATGCAAGCGCTTGCGAACGTCTCACGCCAGTTCCCAGAAGTCCGGGAATGGCTTAAGATGTGGTATGAGCACGAGTTATCTAAGTTGCCACTTGCAGTAAACAACCCGGCAGTCCCACAGGGGCGCTGTCAGGTATTGGGCGAGGTGTACAACCTTGTCAAAGATGCCCCTGATTTTGTAGCGGCAAAGTCAAAATGACTCGCCGTCTAGTTAACGCATACCGATAGGAGCGTAAAAATGGCACTTCCAGAGCAAATTCGCAAACAGACCGAGGCTGTACAGGAGTTGTACAAGCAACTTAACGACGAAGAAAACCAAGGCGCACAAAATGTCGCCAATGGAAACACTCCGTCCAATGAGTCCGCTTATGACAATGACCCTTCTTCCTACGAGAATTCTGGCGTTAACGATGCTGCTCACCCTGCTGAAAATACAGAGCAACCGTCAGCAGGAACCCAAAGTTCAGAAGATGTTGTCCAGAAGTACAGAACCCTTCAGGGTATGTACAACGCAGAAGTCCCACGCTTACACGCACATAACCGTGAAATGCAAGGGCGCGTTCAGCAGCTTGAACAACTGCTTTCTTCGCTTTCCGCGCAACAACAACCCCAAGCACGCCAAGCCCAGCACGACCCCTTGGTCACCGACCAAGATGTGCAGGAATATGGTGAGTCACTGGATGTTATGCGGAAAGTTAGCCGCGAGGAGTTAATGCCCGTGGCGCAGAAGATTGCGCAGTTGGAAGGTATGTTTCGTCAGATGCACACCAGCGTTGTACCTCAGGTACAAGCAGTGGCGCACAGACAAGCTGTTACCGCAGAGCAGAAATTCTGGGCAGATATAACTGATAATGTCCCTAATTGGCGTGCAGTCAATGACACTCAAGCCTTTCAGTCTTGGTTGTTAGAGGTTGATCCGCTAACTGGGATTACTCGGCAGACGTATCTTGAGGACGCACAGCGTAATCTTGACACTCGCCGTGTTATTAGTTTCTTCCAAGCATGGGGTGAGATCAATGGACAGCCTACTGGTGCTCGCGCTAACCGAAATACGCAAGGTTCGGAATTGGAAAAACAGGTTGCACCGGGTCGCTCACGCGGCTCTAACCCGTCCAACAATTCCAGCGCCAAGACATACTCTGCGGATGACATCAAAACCTTTTTCAACGATGTCCGTTCGCAGAAGTACAAAGGGCGTGAGACTGAGCGTGATCGAATCGAACGCGACATTTTCGCTGCACAGCGAGAAGGTCGTATTGTTGTTTAACTAGACAAGGAGCTTCATCATGGCATACCCTAACGCCGCTGGCCGCCCACAGTATTCGGGCAACTTCATTCCAGAAATCTGGTCTGGCAAACTCATTGAGAATTTCTACGATGCCACCGTGCTCGCAGCAATCTCTAACACTGACTACGAAGGCGAAATCCGCTCATATGGCGATACCGTCAATATCCGCACTTCTCCTGAAGTCACCATCCGCACTTATGTAAAAGGTCAGACTCTCCAAGTTGAGAATCCAGACAAAGCTAAGTTGCAGTTGTTGATTGACAAAGGCGAGTACTTCTCCTGCATCGAAGACGACGTGGACAAAGTTCAATCGGACATCAACTTGATGGACACTTGGACTAAAGACGCATCTGAAAAGATGAAGATTAAGATTGACCAACGTGTGTTGACTGACATGCTGCCCGGTATTTCTTCCTTGAATAAAGGTGCAACTGCTGGCCGCATTACTGCCAACATTGACTTAGGTACGACTGGTTCTCCTATTGCGATTACTAAGACCAACGTCTTGGAGTACATCATCGACTTGGGCACAGTGTTGGACGAAGCCAATGCTCCTGAGAGCGACCGTTTCTTGGTTATTCCTGCCAAGATGGCTGGTTTCATTAAGAAGTCCGATCTGAAGGATGCTTCTATTACTGGTGACGCACAGTCTGTTATCCGTAACGGTCGCCTCGGCATGATCGACCGCTTCACCATTTACATGAGCCACAACCTGAGCGTTACCAGCGGTAAGTTCAGCTTGATCGCTGGTCACAGAATGGGCTTTACTTTTGCCTCACAGATGACTGAAATGGAAACCATCCGCTCTGAGTCCACCTTCGGCAATATCGTCCGTGGCTTGCAAGTGTATGGCTACAAAGTTGTCAAGCCTGAAGCTTTGGCTCAGGGCATTGTGACTCTGGCTTAATCAATTAGGGGGCTTCGGCCTCCTCGTTTAACCTTTTTTGGAGATTTAAAATGGCTACATATACCGATACCTTGGGCTTTAACAAAGGCTCAGCCGCCCTCCCCTCAAATGCACTTCACAAAGTTCATTTGGTGGAGATGATTCTTGACTTCCCAGCGATCATTGCAGCACGTTCTGCTGCTGGTGCAACTGCACTGGCTGCTTCTGACGTAATGGAAATTATCCCTATCCCCGCAGGCACTTTGGTGTCTAACGTGGGTATGGTAGTTACCACTGCTGCTGGCGTAACTAGCACCATCTCTATCGGTGACGGCTCCGCCGCCGCTGGTTACTTGGCTGCAACTTCAGCAAACTCGGCTGCTACTTCTGGTGGCGTTCCCGTGTTGTCGTCTGGTGCATTTGCTCCCACTTTGAGTGGTGGTAAGGTGTACGCCGCTGCTGATACTATCGACATTACGCTTGGTACTGCCGTACCAGCCGCTGCTGTTGTGCGTATCTTCGCAATGTTTACAGACATCAACTAAACGGCATTAGGATAGGGGCTTCGGCCCCTTCCTTTTAGGAGAACAATATGTCAAATGTAACGGCTGTACATACAGACGCAACAGGTACTGTAGCGACTGGGCGGCGTCAACTACGTGGGTATCACACAATTAGTGGTGGTACTGCTGGTGATGTTATCTTTCGTGACGGCGGCGCTTCTGGCACTGTGAGGTTGCAGTTTAATATCGGCACTGGCACACAACCGACTGTTATGAAT